ATCGTCCGGAAATCGGCGAGGCAGTCGCCCGCAAAGACGCCGCGAATCAGATTTGGGTTCTGGAGGGGTATTTGCTCAGAGAGCGCCTCTACCAGGAAGGGTTGAACAAAACCACGGAGTAACGAGCCATGAAGACTATCAAGGCGCACGCAAAGGCGACACACGCCAAGCGTCATGCTCATATGGGCCTTCAATCGACGTCGAAGCATGCCGGGTACGCTAATGGCGGCCATAGCGACGTGGTCGAGGACCGCGCCTTGGTAAAGGGCATGGTGAAACCGGAAGCGTTGAAGCGCGCCCACGGCGGCGCCGTGCATCACAAGGGTAAGGGGCACACCAAGGTGAATATCGTGGTGAACCCGTCGCAGGGCGCGGCCCCGGCTCCGATGCCTGTCCCGATGCCCGGACCTGCCGCCATGCCGCCGCGTCCAATGCCTGGGCCAATGCCGATGCCTCCAGGTGGCCCGATGGCCGGCGTGGGTGCGCTCGGCGGAACAGCGGGACCAGGGCCTCTGCCACGCAAGCGCGGCGGCGGAGTTCACATGCACGCGGGCGCGGGCAGCGGCAAAGGCCGTAAGGAGAAAATCGCATGGTATGGAGACAAATGAATAAGAAACCCTGTGATGACGTATGTCATCTTTCACGGTTTATTGCCGTATTCATCGGCGGTATTTTAGTTGTCGCGGCAATCGCGGCAACTGCCGCCTCGTACTTATCCTAACGCAGCAAGGACATTTCCAGCATGTCTTTTCCGAAAACAGTATGTCTTGACTTTGACGGCGTAATCCACTCGTACACATCGGGATGGCAGGGCGCTGATATTGTGGCTGATGGGCCCGTCCCTGGCGCTATCTTCGCCATGTATGGGTATCATCTTGGAAACCTTGAAGTTTCGGTGTTCTCGTCCAGATCGAATCAGTTCGGCGGCATTGCGGCGATGAAGAGCGCGATCCGGGGGTGGGCGTTCGGTGCGCTTCGCGGTGAGAGTACGCCGAATTACCTGACTGAGCAGGTTGAAGGGTTCCTCAATGCGATCAAATACCCTACGGAAAAACCGGCCGCATGGATCACCATCGATGACCGCGCGGTTCAGTTTAAGGGGGATTTTCCCGCTGTTCAGGAAATTAACGACTTTAAACCATGGTACAAATAAGCTATTGGGACGAAGTTTTCTTCGAAAAGCTCATGAAGGCCCTGGACTCAAAGCGTCTTGAACTTCTTGAAGGACTCGCCCGTGGTGTAGAGTATGACGAATATCTAAGGCAGGTAGGCCAGCTCAACGGTCTGACGATAGCGGGAGATATCGCGAAAGAACTTCAAGAAAAGTATAGGTCCAGCACATGAGTAACTTTTTTAAGCCGGAGTTAATCCGCGAACTTGCTAAAGCAGAAGATCAGGCAGCGTCTATTATGGCTGCTCTTGGTGATTCTCTTGATACTATCGTTCTTACCGGCAATGATATAATCATGGCTGTGTTCATTGAGAAGGAAGTAAACAGGGGCGGCATCATCATGCCGGACGAGAGGCTTAGAGAAAGCCTCTATCAATCGAAAGTCGGCCTCGTTATCAAGGCCGGCCCCGATGCTTTCCGCTTTCGCGGCTCGTTCCCATGGGTCACTCCCAAGCCTGAGGAATATACCGAAGAGGGGAAGCTCAAAAAGAGCTACACCGTTCGGGCGGAAAAGCACACGCCGAAAGTCGGCGATTGGGTTGTTCACTTCCCCACGGATTCAAAGCTGTTCGGCCTGCGCGGCGTCCCGTGCCGGTATAGTCTCGACAGCACCGTGAAAATGATCACCACGGCGCCGCACGAGATTTTGTAAGGAGCAGCCATGTCCAGGCGAAAAAGAGCAGCAGCGGCGCAACTTGACCGGATGACGGCTGAGTCGGCCCGCGAGTCGGCGGCGGATGTGGATTTCGAGGTTATCGATGAAGGGGGAGCCGTGATCGTCACGGCTCCTTCCGATGAGATCATTATCGAGCACGCCGAAGATACCCACGATTACGGCCGGGAACCCGATCTTGATCGTGAATCGGGCGGGGTTAGCGAGCCAGATGCGCTGACGAAGCTCAAGGCTCAATACGCAGAGCGCGAATCGGAGGTGCAGCGGCTCCGGCGCGAACACGCCGAGGCCGAGCGCCGCGCCGACGCCAACGCCAATATCGCGGCGCAGGGCGAGCGCAATTACCGCGAGGCGACCGTTGCCGCAGTGGACAATGCGATTGCCCTGGCGAAGTCCAACATCGCCCAGGCTCAAGCCGCTATGGCGGCGGCGGCGTCCCGGAACGATTGGGAGACGCATACGAGGGCGGTCGCCATTCTGACCGAGAATTCCTCGCAAATCCAAAGCCTAGAGGCAGCTAAGCGGAACGTCGAGAGCGCGCCGCAGCCCGACGCGTCTCAATACCAGCAGCCGGCGCAAGACAACTTCGAAACGCAAATCAAGGCGTTTCCGCCGAAGACTCAGCAGTGGTTACGCGAGCACCGGGACGACATTTATCTGAAGCCTGATCGCGCCGGACTGGCCGAGGCGGCCGCTCGCACCGCGCAATTGAAGGGAATCCCGGTCGAGTCCGAAGATTACTTCGATTTCATCGACGAGCAGATGGGATATAAAACCGTGACCAAGGAAATAGACAGCGGGAGGCAGCAGCGAGCCGCCCCGGCTCCCAGGCAGGCGCAGACCCCGGCCGCGCCTCCGGCCCGCTCCACATTCGGCGCATCGCAGAACGGCGCCCGCCGGGTTCAGTTGACCCAGGACCAGCGCCGCGCCGCAGCTCAGCTTTACGCGGACCTCCCCGAGCACGAGGCCCTGGCCAAGTATGCGCGCGGGGTTGCCGAGATTGACGGCGGGAAGTCCAATCTTCTCTGGTCAAGAGACAAATATAAGGGAGGGGCCGGTGTCTAGAGGTCCATGGAGGGCGAAGACGACTCGCCCCGCTAAAGAGCTTATCGAGCTGACCAAACCAAATCCTGAGGTGGAAATGCCGAAAGAAACAAAACCCTCCGAGGAGGTCAACGCCACCGAAGCCCTTGCACTTCAGATGGCGCAGTTCATGCAGATGGTCGCCACGTCTCAAAAAGACATGGCGGCGCAGATCACCGCGCTCGGGAAGAAGGTTTCCGAGGAGCGCAAAGAGATGCGCGCCGAGACGCGCCAGCCTCAGCGGCAACAGGCGCGGGATAGCGGCGTCACCACGGCGGTTGGCCGCGACGGCGAGATCGTGACGCGGCGCGCGCAGTTTGCAGCAACTAATCCGTTCGAGCTTCCCCCTGAATTTGTTCAGGCCACTTTAGACGAGGGTTATACTCTTGAATGGAAAACTCGGTTCGTCTACAATGAGGAGCGCGGAGTTTATATTTCTCGACTCCAAAGAGACGGTGGGTGGCGTCCTGTCATGAACAGTAGACTACCTGAGGTCTTTTCCGGAGAAGAGAATGAAGCCGTCCAACATGATGGGATGATCTTGATGGAGCGCCGTATTGAATTAACGAATGCGGCACGGCGTGAAGAACAGTACAGTGCTCGTGAACAACTTCTCATGAGACAGCGGAATTGGGGTGTCGAGTCGAAACGCGGTGATTATTTCGACACAAATCACCCCCAGGCGCAGAAAGACACGCTTTTGCGAGCAGTGCGTGAGCAGTCGGACCCAAGTTGGGCTCCGTCACACACAATCGCTTCAGGCGACGAGTTTTAGTAGTGCGTAGGGGTCAGTCTTTTGTTGGTTTTAGGCTGACCCCATCGATATTCAAAACAGCATATCTCGTTATTCCGCCTCGGCGTTGAGGACGAGAAATAAGCATACCGCGCAGTTCCGCTTCGGCGTTGAAAGCGCAAAACCCAGGTGAAGCCGCTCCGCCCCCGCGCCGGGGAGCGTCGAAAGCAAAGCCGGATAACCCAACCCAGGATTACACGATATGGCCAACACGAACTCCCCGTTCGGTTTGCGCCCGCTAGGGATTTACGGCGCGGCGCAGCCAACGTTTCAGCTCCAGGCGTGGAAAGTCGCGGCTGGCAATACACACCAGCTCTTTCGCGGTGACCCCCTTATTCGCCTGAACACCGGCTACACCGACTATTGGGTGAACGGCCAGCCAGCGAGCTACCTCGTGGGCGTGTTCTGGGGGGCAAAATATCTGTCGTCTGCTCTCGGCCGCACCACTCAGAACACCTTCTGGCCCGGCAACGACGCCTCGACGGACGGGACCGTTTATGTGATCCCGTGCGACAGTTTCCCAGCCCCGCTTTTCGTCATTCAGGCGAGCAGCGCGACAACTCCGATCGCTCTTTCCGACATCGGGAAGAACGCGGACATCGTCATGGGCACCGGCCATATTCTCGGCGGATCGCTCGGCCTCTCCGGCGCCACGCTCGGCGTTCCCACAACCACTGCAACCCTCCCATTCCGGGTGGTTGGCCTGTGGTCCGATTATGCTCCGGCCGGCGCGCCCGGCACGGATAATACAACCCCATATAATCTGGCCGTAGTGACTCCGAACACTGCGCAGATGACCGGTATCTAAGAGGAGCGCGAACAATGGCTATTAATCTCGCAGCCGAACGCGACCTTCTACTTCCAGGTCTCGCGGCTATCACGGGTCAGTATCGGAATATCGAGCCGCAGTGGAAGCGACTATTTCGTACTATCCAGTCTAAAATGCAGATCGAGCGCACCGTGCAGGCGCGTTATCTGCAACTTGCCGCGCTGAAGGAAGAAGGCGCGCAGACCTTGTTTGATAACAACGCTGGGCAGCGTTGGATTTACAACATGGAGCCAATCGAAGCGGGTCTTGGTTACGCTATTACTCGTAAAGCGATTGACGACAACCTGTATAAGCACGACTTCAACCCAATGAACCTCGGGTTGGCCAAGTCGTTTGCGGACTACTGGGAAATCCAGGCGATGAACCTCCTCAACACCGCCGGCACGTATAATGCGGCCATCGGTGGCGACGGCGTCTCGCTGCTCAACAACGCGCATCCGCTCACAGAGACTTCGCCGTTCGTCGGCGGCTCCTGGAGCAACCGGCCAAGCGTTGACGTCGACCTCAACGAGGCGACCCTCATCGCCGGTCTCAAGCAGATTCGCGCCGGGTTCGTCAACGAAGCCGGGTTGAAAATCCGGGCTCGCGGTCGCCTTCTCTGCGCTCCAATCGCGCTGGAAGACGTCTGCATTCGCTTGATCAAGGCCGAGCTGCGGCCGGGAACCACCGACAATGACCCGAACGCCATTCACACGCTGTCTGGCGGCCTGCATGACTTCGAGATTTTCGATTATCTGACGTCGTCCTATGCTTGGTTCATCAAGACAGACGTCGAGGGGTTGATCCACATCGACCGCGTGCCGTTTGAATTAGACATGCACGTGGACTTTATGACGGACAACTTACTTGTTAAAGGTTACCAGCGCGCCGGGTTCTTTTTTAATGACCCGCGTTGCTTGTACGGTTCTTTGCCAACCTCTTAAATACTTGAAAAAGTCTTTACGAATACTATAGTAAAGACTAAGTAAGAAATAGGTTGTGCAGACCCTCTCGCTCTCGTATGCTCCTCTCGTCTGTTAGCGCTAACGGAGGAATCACATGAGAGCGAGAGACATGGATCAGGATCTGACGCATGCGGAGTTGCGGCGTCGATTCGTTTACAGCCCGGTGACGGGTGTATTCACCTATCTTATGGCGCCGAGCAATCGGATGCTGGGGTTGGTGGGGACGCCGGCGGGGCACCTTCGGAACGGCGAATATCTAGTGATCGTTATCAACGGTTTCGGATACTACGCCCACAGACTAGCTTGGTTCTACATCCATGGGGTCTGGCCGAAAGATATTATTGACCACGTGAATGGAGTAAAAACTGATAATCGTATTATAAACTTGCGGCAAGCTACAGAGCAGTTGAATCAGTTTAACGTAGGTGTCCGCAAGGATAGTAGGACCGGATACAAGGGAGTAACGCACTTCAACGGTAAGTTTAAAGCTCAGATATGCATAAATCGAAAGATTTACTATCTTGGACTTTTTAATACCGCTGAAGAGGCGCATGTAGCGTACTCGGAAGCAGCGGCGCGCGCTCAAGGCGGCTTTGTAAAACCCCCGGTTCCCGTCGCCACACCGAACGGCGTAACGAGTTCGAAGTCAGGCCGTAATCCGCTTGCGGAGGCTGTAAGGGCGAATAATACTTCCGGTATGCGGGGCGTATCGCCGCATAAGGATAAGTACAGAGCCCAAATATACGTGGGCGGCAAGGCGCGCCATTTGGGCGTGTTCGCAACGAAGGAAGAAGCCTATGCGGCTTATTGCAAGGCGGCGGAAGAGCAGAGCCGCCCACATGAGAACGGAGCCTCTTAATGGCTAAGAGCACTATCAGCGGCCCTCTGATTGTTTACGGCAACGAGGCGACCCCTCCAGGTACGTCGCCCCGTTCCGCTAACCAGAACCCCGACGCTGGTCCCTCCATGTTCTATGGCGGAACCAGCATCCTCGACCCGCGCCCGGCGTACACCTTCTACACTGGCCAGACGCCGGACTCCCCGACCGTTCTCGGCTGGGCGGAGCCGGATATCATCGGTCTCGACTTCGCTCCGGCCATTGCCGCGACGGCGAATATCGCGGCTCTTCAGACCATGACGGCGAATGTCGCCCTCACCCTGGCTTCGGTCACGGCGGGCGACGTCACCGTGGGCGACACGTTCAAGAACTACGCCACTGGCGCCACCGTTACGGCGCTCCGCATTGGCGCGAAGCCTGCGGGTCTCTCCGCCGGGTATTCGAGCTATGCGGACGTATGGGACCCGACCACTCTCGGGTCTCGCGCGGTCTCGATTACGGCGGGCGGCACCACGCTTGCAGGCATCACCTTCACTGTCGTCGGCTACGACATTTACGGCCAGCCGCAGACCGAGGCCATCACCGGCCCGGCCACCGGCACCGTGAACGGCAAGAAGACATGGAAGTGGATTGCTTCGGTAACCCCAAGCGGCAGCTCGGCGCAGACGGTCAGCATCGGAACAGCCGACATTTTCGGCTTCCCGATCAAGGTCACCAGCTTCCCGTATCTCAACCTGTTCTGGAATAACGCCGTTCAGGTGGCCGCCCAGTTCACGGCGGCGGACACCACGAGCCCGGCGACCACGACCACGGGCGACGTGCGCGGCACCTTCACACCATCGGCGAGCGCGGCGGACGGGACAAAGCGGATGATCGCGTTCATTACTGTCCCAATTGCCAATATCGCCGTTACGAGCAACGCGGCCATGATTACCGGCCTGTTCGGCGTGACGCCGGTTTAATAGGAGGGCTCTCGCCATGGCGAAGCACGAAAAAGAGAATGAAGAGCGTGAGGACCGCAAGTGCGGCGGTCCTGTCGGTCACAAGGGGCATAAGGGTCTGAAGCGCGGTGGAAGCGCCAAGATTCCTGGTGGAGCGGCCAAGCCCGAAAAGGCAGACGGCAACCCCTACGTACTCAAGGAAGCCGGAAGCAGCAAGCACAACATCGGCAAGATCGGCGGCGTTGCCGGTAAGGCCCGGCTTGATCGCAAGTGCGGCGGCAAGGTCCGGGCGAACGGTGGCGGCGCGGACAGCAACCCGTACAGCTCGGCCGGAAAAGCCCTTCGCCAGAATTCCGGTAACTGACGATTGAGGGGGAGAGCGTTTAAACGCTCTCTTTCTTTTCAAGAAAGACCAGACAGGGGCGGAAATGAGCAGACTCATTCAGGTTACAGTCGGACCTCTCGCGACGGCGAATGCAGCGAATATTGGGGCCTCGCAGACGCCGGCAGGTGCGGGAAATCTGCTACTGAATGGGGCTCTCGTTGTGGCTGGCGTGGCGGTGCTGGACCTGCCACGCCACGTCATCATTACGAGCGCGGGCAACGACTCGACCGTCACATTCACGGCCTACGGCACGGACTGGAGCGGCCAGCCGATCCAAGCCAGCGTGGCGGGCGCGGCTATCGGCGTTGCAGATTTCGGTGTCTCGTTCGCGACCGTGACCCGCATCACTACCTCGGCGGCGACGGCGGCCGCGATTACAGTCGGGACCAACGGCGTAGCGGATTCGCGGCCTATTTTCCTTGACCAGTTCGGCTTCGCCCCGGTCCTCGTCCATGCTATCGTGAGCGGAACAGTAAACTACACCATGCGCACCAGCCAGGATGACCCTAACGGCCTGTTCGGTTTCGGCGTTCCTATCCCCATGGCCAACATATCGTGGCTGAACGATGCGACCTTGGCGGCGTCTGCCGTAAGCGGTCAGGTCTCGCTGACAGCGGCGCCCCATATGATTCAGTTCGTTTTGAACTCAGGAACCGGCTCACTTAAGGCGACCGTAACTCAACACGCTTCGCCAAGCAGGTAACGAAGGGGATGATCAGTGTTTACGATCACTATGGCGGAGATTTCCGCAGTTGCGGGCAACGCATCTGACGGAATTGTGCGCGGAAACGTCGCGCAGTCGCTTATAACTTCGGTTTACACTAACATTGAAGGCGCTGAAAGTGTTTACGCTTTCAACGTCGACCTTGTGGGACCGGATGTCTACTTCACGGACTACAGCAACGCCGCGTCCGGACTTGTCGGCCCGAACTCGTTCTTGCCATGGAGTTCGGACGCCAATTTTACGGCGGGCGATTCCGCCTATGTGGCGACGGATGAGTTCTGCTCGCGAATCCGCTTCACACTGGACACGTCCGGTGTCTGGACCAGCAGCACCGGCGGCGGCATAACCATGTGGGACTCGACGGATGGCGTCACCGCCAACCGGCAGTTGACCGGCGTCGTGGACCCCTCGAACGGCTTCCGCGCGGCCCCCGGCACATATGAGGTGACCTGGACCGACCCAGTCATCCCACGCGTTGCGTTCTCACCTGTTCCGGGCGTCATCGCCAGCCGCAAGTGGATCGTCATCAAACCTGATAACTACTCGGCTTCAACGACGTCTCCAAAGATGTCGACAATGTATATGTCGGGCCTTACCGGCATGTTTGAGAATAAAACCGCCGTATATAATAAAGCACCCCCGGATGATGTATTTGGCGTTGTTCCTAACGTCATTTATAACGCAGGGTATGGCGAAATTTTTACTTTTGCTTCGCCAACTATCGGCCTTGACCTATTGATGTACCGCAAGGCTACCGCCTCGCGGACGACTCAACTTCAATATTATGCCCTCGATGGGACTTGGAAGGCGCTGACCGGCGCATCCGACCCATCGAATTGGATGCTGAACGGGCCGGTCACGCTCGGCGACCCGATGCAGACCTACCACCTCCGCTGGCCGACCCCAACGGATTGGCAGAACATGACCCTCACGATAGACGTTGAGGGCGTGGGGCCGGTAACCCTCTCCGGCTATCACATGCGCTCGGTCATTCAGACCGTAACCAACATCGCCGCGCAGTCTCCGGGACTGGCTCGCGGCCGGGCCAGAACGCTGTCATCCGCCGGTGCGGTGTTCCATCTCGCGCCTGCGACATACTCGGTTGCGACATTCGAGGTGGGTGTGCCTGCGGTGACCGACTGCGTTGTGGAGCTGGTCAACATCAACACGGGCGCCACCGCCACGATCACTATCCCAGCGGGCGTCTATTCAAGCGCCGAACTCGGCCTGGAACGTCTCCCATTCTCGTCGTCGCTTGTCATCAACCAGGGAGACGCCCTTCTGATCACATGGCTATCCGGTGGTTTCGTACAAAACGCTGAACTTGTGCTACAGTAAGGGGGTGCGAGATGATCACCGGGTATTCAACAACCTACCGCATGACGGCGGGGGAGTTAGCCACAGCCGGGCTCACCCTGACGGGCGGCTTCATCGAGATCATAGACGCCTCTGGCCAACCGACCGGCGTCATTTATGTGACCGGCGCGTCCGGCTCACTGCCCATTCAGATATCGAACGACCTTGCGTCGTATCGAACAGCCGGTGAGCACATAGAGCATTTTCGCGTTGTCTACGATGTGGACGGCGTAACATGCATGAAGGCCGATCCAACGGATATTACCAAGTGCTCAACGATTCTTGGGATGACCATCGCAGATAATGGTATTTCAACTACGGTTGAGATAATCAACCACGGGGAAATAGCTATAACCAGCGGTTTACTTGCTGGTCCAATGTGGCTTGGCGCCGCCGGGACTATCACCCAAGTAGCCCCTACTACAGGCGTTTTAGTTAGTCTTGGTTGGGTGGCAAACTCAGGACTTATGTACATCGATATCGGTGTGCCTATTGTCCTGAGTTAAGAAGGAGGCATCACATGGCAGCGGGTAAATATATTGATAACGTCTCTGGCGTTCTCACTCAGAAAGTCAGCGTCGAAAGCTCTGCGGGCGCGGCCGACGAGGGCAAGCTTGTCTCTCTGAACGCGTCCGGTCAGATTGACTCCACCATGCTTGACGGTGCTTACACTGCCAACGTCACGGCGGGGAATACCGTGGCTCTCGGCGATATGTGCTATATCGCCGCCGCCGGGACGATCAGCACGGCTCTCGCGACTGCCATCGGCACCATTGCCCAGGGCTTTGCGACCGAGGCCGGTACAGCGGGCACCCCGGCCACCATCGTGTTTGGTGGAGGAGACACAAACGTCGCGGGCCTGACGCCGGGCGTCGAATACTATCTCGACCCGACCACCCCAGGCGCCATCACCGCAACACCGCCATCCACCCCGACCCAGGTTATCCAACCGGTTGGATTCGCGGTGACTGCGACCCGGCTCCACTTCAACCGTCAGCCTGCGACCGTTGTTGTCTAAGTCACGAAAGGCCGCCCGCAAGGGCGGCCTCCCCTTTCAGAGGCCCCGACATGGTAAGTTCATCCACCTACGCGTTCAATCCGTCGGCCGCCGACATCTTCGCGGCGGCCTTCAGCATGGTGGGCGTCCGGCGCCCGGAGATCACACAAGAGCATCTGGCAGATGCGAACTTCGCCGCCAATCTGGTCATGATCGACTTCTCCAACCGCAATCCGAACCAGTGGCTGTTGGAGAACGTCGCCGTCCCTCTCATAAGCCCCACTGCGACATACGCGCTTCCGAACCGGACAATCGCTATCGGCGCGGCCTACATCAGCATAACGCTCGGCGGGAGCATAAACGACCGCCTGTTGACCTCGATATCGGCGACCGAGTACGCGGCGATCCCGAACAAGAGTCAGACGGGTTTCCCGAACGCATATTGGATGAACCTCGCGATTCCGGCCCCGACGATCACGCTGTATTATCCGCCTGATACGAACTATACTTACACGCTGAATCTTACTTCGTTCAGGCAGGTCCAGGATATCAACCCGGCAAATGGGCAAACACTCGATGCGCCGTACCGCTTTATTGATGCGTTCACTCATGGACTTGCTTCGCGGCTCGCTATCGTATATCCAGACAAAAACCGCCCAGGTCTGGCAGATAGTCTTGAAGCGCGCTACGAGAAAAAGATGATCCTCGCCTCAGGGACAGATCAAGAGAATGTTAATTTGTATTGTGTACCGGGTATCGCAGGTTATTTCCGTTAGATAGAGTAGAGTTTAAGTAATGGCGTATAGACCTCACGGAAAAGCTGTAGTAGACCCGCTTGCCCCATCGGCGTTTTCTATTTGCTCCCGGTGCGGAGGTCTATTCAACCGTTATGCCCTTGACTGGCAATACCAGTGGCAGGGCAATAAGCTTATGAATAAGCGCTTGCAAGTCTGCGAAGACTGCAAGGATAGGCCGTCTCTTTTTCTCCGCCCCGTCATTATCCCCGCAGACCCGCCGCCGATCTATCAGCCGCGTGCGGAGCCGTATACAATCGATGAAGCCGGGAGTTACCCGCCCGCCAGGACGACCGGAGTCCCGTATTTGCTCGGCGGCGCTCCGCTCGGTGTTGCGCCGCTCGGCGGCAGATCATAAGGACCCGACCACATGACGGCCCCGAAGCTATTCAACCTCGCCCAGATGACGACCACGACGACCGGGACCGGCCCAGTCACGCTCATTGCGGCGACAACCGGTTACCGGACATTCGTTGCGGCAGGCGTCGTGAATGGGGACGTCGTCCGGTACTCGATCAGCACCGGGACCGCCACGGAGTATGGGACCGGCGTCGTCTCGATCACAGGCCCTACGACCTCTATGTCGCGGGTGTTCGGCGGGTCCACCACGGGCGTTCCGATTGTTCTCAGCGGGACTTCCATCGTCTCTCTGACACCGGTCGCCGAGGACTTTCTGACGGTCGCCACGCCGTTCTATGACACGATCGCGGCTGTCGTGGCGGCGATGATCCCCACGGACGTTATGTGCATCCGCACGAACGGCTACTACGCCGCCGGAGACGACGGGGCCGCCACCTATATTCGTGTCGGTGCGGCTCCGGCGCATATCGGATGGGTGCGGTCTCGCGACGGCGCATATTGGGAGATCGTCCAGGCAGGGATGGACGCCCTCAACATCTGCCAGTTCGGCGCCATCGGCGACGGCAACAACGCGAACGCGACGACCAACACGAACGCGATCAAGGGCGTGGACGATTGGATTCTCGCCCACGACCCCACGGGAATGTATGGCGGCGATATCGGCGTCCCTGAGGGAGATTTCAGGTTCAATCCCAGCGTGATCGCCCTCCACCGGGCGCGCACGCTGCGCGGTCGCGGGCAACGGATATCCCTGTTACAGGGCATCGGGACCGGCGTCTTTCTCAACTATGCCGCCGCCGCGTGCCGCATCGAAGACCTCGGCCTTCAGTTCTCCGGCGCGACCTCCGACACGGCGATTGACGTCGCTGCGGGCATGGACCTTGTCATTTCAAGGTGTAACCTGCAAGACTATTACATTGCCTTCCGGTCCCTCGGCACCGTTATCATAGAAGATAGCTTCGTATATAACGGAGCTTTCAACGTTCCATCGGCGTCCGGCCGCGCAGCACAGGTTCTTGGCGGGACATTTAAGCTCTTTTCAACAAGCTTGAATACGAGCGCTACTGTACTTCCGCACCCGTCTATTGAAATTAGGGCGTGTAATCAGGTCTATATAACCGATACATCGAGCGCGAATTTCTCTGAAGGTCTATTGATAGACCCGCTGTTGGGAGAAACCGTGCTCGACGTGCAGGTTGAGGCGTCGACCTTCGGCAACAACTCGGCGCACGCCGCCCACATCAATGCAGCGGGAACCGTGCGCCGGGTCCTGATCACCGGCTCCGGCCTGAACGATACGACCGGCGGTGACGGCGTTCTGGTCGAAGGAACCGGAACTATCAACGAGGTCCGGGTCAACGGCAACTCGATCAGAGGCAACGTCGGGTCCGGCGTGCGCTGCACGCGCGCCAACGCGCTGATGATCAACGACAACACCATCGCCGCGAACACGTCGGACGGCATTTCGATTACCGGTGGCCCGAACGTGACCGGGTTCATCATATCGGGGAACGCCATCGGCGCGTTTGACGGCGCCACCGGGAACGGGGCCTGGGGCATCTATATCAGCGCTTTCGCGTGCGACTATTACACCGTTGGCCCCAACGTGTTCAAATCGAACACCAACGGCGACATCTTCGACGGCGGCACCGGCACGCACAAATGGACGGACTACGAGTATCAGTTCGACAACGTGGCGGCGGCGACCGCGTACCACGTTGTCAATGCGGTCAATGAAATCCAGGTCTTCGGCTACACCACGGCGGGCGACGGCGGCGCGGCCAGCTACAAGCGCGTGGCGGTCGCGCCGTCGCACAGCGGCGCTATTCATAGCGCTGATGGGACATGGTGGGAGATCGCCGAACCCCAGCTCCGGCCGCAGATGTTCGGCGCCATCGGGAACGGCGTGGCGCTCGACCATGTTGCGATCAACAACATGCTGGAGACGGCATTTCAGCAAGGCGGCGTCGATTGCTGGTCTGATCCGGCCACCTATGCAACCGCTGCGCCGATAATCATCAAAAGAGGCGTGTATTTCCGTGCTAATCACGGATATGTCATTATCCGGTTGGCTAATGCGTCGAATTGTTCTATAGCGGAAAGCTATCTATTTACAACGCTCTACACGACTGGAGCATATGATATCACGGATAACGCCAACTATACCCAGAACTATGGGTTCGAGGGCATTATTTTTGATGGAAATTGGTCTGGTCAGAGTACTTTGACGCTCCTATATGGCGTTAAGATGTATGGTCGCCAACTTCGATTTGTAAATTGCAGTATCGATAATGTTGCGGGCGTTGGGTTTTGGTCTGCCGGTAAAGGTTCACCCGGAGCGCATCCATATAATAACACGGAAAGCGCCATGCCATCTCTTATTGATGGCTTGGATATCACCAACTGTCTCGATGAACATTGGATTAACGAAGGACCACCCGATACACCAAAAGGAACTATAACCACAAACTATTGTGGAGACCCCGCGAATATTGGAACTGTCCCTCAGGTATCGCGCCACTTTCCGGGGCAGCCGGTGAATAGTGTCGTGTGGGCAATGTCCGGCACGTTCCAATATATGAATTTAAACAATGCGAAGTTTGGGTATGGTCTATATATCTACGCCTCGCACCGAATTTATGGTGATAAACTTGTAATATACGGCTCTTGGGGTGGCTTCTATTCGGAGGCCAACGCCTATGGAGCGATTTCTTCCGTGCTGATTCAGGCGATAAACCGGTCATGGTTGGCCGATGCACGCCCATATCTCACGACGTTGTCAGATGATATTATGTTCCCTGACGTCACCATTCGGCGTGTGACAGGAAACGACAATGGCGGTATCGGGGTCCTCGACAGCGGCGGCGCGCAATGGGGCTCGATCCGCAATCGACAGGCGACGGTCGCAGGCGGCACTTTCGTCAAACTCACGGCGCCGGGAACCAACATCTCGGCGATGGACGCCAAAGGATGCGCCGTCGCGCTTCACACCGCTGTCGGCTGCTCGCGCGTCAACGTCCACTGCAATTTCTCTGGCGTCGGAACCGTTTGGCTCAACGATCAGGCGTATATTGAGGGCGTGTTCAGCTTCACGGGCGCGGTTGGGACAGGCAACACATTCTCAAGCGGGGTCATCACAACCCCATTCGCGGCGCCGCAATGCCTCGCCGACAGCACTTTCGCCTATATCGATGAGCTTGGCGTCCATCAGCGCGCGCTCTCGGTCTACAATCACGGCCTGACGGCGGCGGCGACAACGCCCCTTTACGGTCAGCTCAACGGCCCCAACGTCACCATCACTGGCGCGACAACGATTTCTTCGTTTGACGTCGCTCCAGAAGGCGTTCTGGTGAATGTGCGGTTCTCCAGCGCAGGCGGCGGGCCGCCACTGCTCACCAATTCTACGGCTCTCCAATGCCCAACGGGACACGATACCCAGACCGCCCAGGGAGATACCATGGGCGCGCTGAGCCTGGGCGCGGGCAACTGGAAAATACTGTGGTATCAGCGCGCGGGCGTGCTCCCCCTCTCCGAGGGCGGGACGGGCGCGTCTACAGCCGTGACTGCGGCGAATGCGCTGAATGTCCCCTACGTGCTGGCGTCGAGCGGCGTGGGCGTCCCTTTGACGGGAACGCTGGTCGAAACGACGCTCGCCACCATCACTATCCCAGCCGGGGCAATGGGCGCGAACGGCTGGTTTACGGTTGAAAGCGCGTGGTCGATGACCAACAGCGTTAACAACAAGGTGATGAAAGTGGCGCTGGCGGCCGTGGCGATCCACACGGAGACGTCGACTACTCAGTTGTCTTGGCGGAATAATACGAAGACGACGAACCGGAACAGCGCGGCTAGTCAAATATGTTCGTCTAATATATCGGCTGGATACGGTATTACGGCTAACCCGCTCACATCACATACAGTAAATACGGCAGTCGCCCAGGACATAACGTTGACGGGCACGCTGGCGAACATTGCAGACACCATAACTCTAGAAGACTATACTGTAACGGTGTACTACAAGGCATAACCCATGACTCGTCGCTTTTTCACCCGCGCCACTGAAAACCCTCTGAACCCAGAGGCGCGGGGAATCTGCGACCGCTGCGGGATGGTGCACGATCACAACGCCCTCCGACCGCAGACGCGCCAGGGGCCGGGCTCCGTGAAAACGTCCCTGCTTCTCGTCTGTCCGGGCTGCTACGATCTTCTCATACCTTGGATGCGAACGTTTTGGGTTCCGCAAGACCCCCCGAATATCGCCTTCCCATCGCCGGAAGCGTATACAATCGATGAAGCCGGGAGTTACCCGCCAGCCAGGACAACGGGCGCTCCATATATGCTCGGCGGCGCTCCGCTTGGCGTCACGCCTCTTGGGGGAGCCGGTTAAAGGAAGGGCCGAAACATGGCTTACACATACTCGTCGTTTACTACGGCTCTTTCTCAAGAAATTGCAATAACAGCGTCAAATGCTGACCTAGTCGTTATGTTTCCGACGTTTATCCAGAACGCAGAACTTAGGATTTACCGTGATCTTGATCTTCTTTCGACCGTTTTTCGTGATACTGGTGGTGTTCTGGCTTCGGGTAGCCGATCTTATACTCTACCGACGACTTACGGGCAATTCGTCGTGGTCGAGGGCGTCAACTTCTTTTCAGGAGGAGTGCGTTTAAACGCTCTCACGTTCGTATCGCGCGAATTCCTGGATTTCATGTATCCGACCGAGGCCGCGCTGCTTTCGACGTCGACCCCGACCGTTTTCACCCGTGACAGCGATCAGACGCTGCTTGTCGGGCCATCCGTTGGCGCGGGCGTTGCGACGCCAAATCTCGAAATCGTGGGCACCGTGCGCCCGGCGCCGCTCAGCGCGACCAACACGACGACATTCATTTCCACCAACCTCCCCGACCTGCTCTTGTCCGCCGCCATGGTCGAGGCCACGGGTTGGATGAAGAACTACGGCGCGCAGGCCGACGACCCGAAGATGGGTTTGAGCTGGGAGGCGCGCTACCAAGCCGCAGTCGGCCCAGCGGTCGCCGAGGAGGCCAGAAAGAAATTCCAGTCCGGTTCATGGACCGCCAAGAGCCGCCCTCTGAGCCAGCCGGAAAGGGTCTAACCCGTGGGAAGATCGACTATCACCCTCCGGCCCGGTCTGAACGTCGAGATCACGCCGACCCAGAACCAGGGTGGCTACGCCTTGACCCAGCTCGGCCGGTTCAAGGCCGGAATGTTTCAGAAAATGGGGGGATGGGTCAAATTCTTCCCAACGAAAGTCGACGGCGTGCCGAAGGCGGCGCACACCTGGAAAGACCTCAATAACCTGAATCATTTCGTCTTGGGGACAACGACCAATCTCGATGTTTTTACCGGCAGCATTTATCAAGACGTCGACCCTCAGGTTCTGACGACGAACCCGGCAGTCAATCTATCGACTACCATCAACTCTAATATCGTGACTATTGTTGATACAACGATAAGTAATATTACCAGTTATGATGCTGTATTATTTAACACGCCGATATCTGTCGGTGGCATCATTCTATCTGGGTTATATCAGGTTTCGGCCAATATCTCGCCGACGTCGTATCAAATCGTCGCGCAGAGCGCCGCGACGGCGTCCATTGCCGCCCCAGGCGGCTCGCCCCCGACATTCACGACCGTCGCCGGCTCGCCGAATGTGTCCGTGAGGTTCGCCGTCCACGGCCTCGCCGCCGGATCGGATATCGTGTTCCCCATCCCGACCACATTCAATGGGATCACCATCAGCGGACGCTACGTCGTACAGAGCATTATCGGCCCCGACGATTTCACTATCACCATGATCAACTCGGCGTCCGCCAGCACCGTGACGCCGATCGCCATGAACGCCGGTCTGGCGCAGTACCTCTATTACATCGCTATCGGTCCCCAGGCACTCGCGGGAGCTTACGGCGCCGGAGGATATGGCGACGGCCCCTATGGTATTGGCACAGCGATCACGGGGCAGACAGGCGCGAATATCGCGGCGGCAGACTGGAGCCTGGACAACTGGGGAGAGCTGCTTCTGGCGAGCCCCGAGAATGGCCCGCTCTTTTATTGGGGCCCAAGTTCCGGGTTCGCCAACTGTCAGATTGTGCCCCAGGCCCCGGCTTTCAACACCGGGATGTTCGTGTCCACCAACCAGCAATTCGTCATCGCCTACGGCTCGACCCAGACCGCAGGCATAGGCGTATATCAGGACCCGCTTTTGGTGAAGTGGTGTGACGCCAACAACTTCTTCAACTGGACACTGAGCGCGGTCTCCCAGGCCGGTAGCTGGCGGCTGTCGTCGGGCTCCAAGATCATGGGCGGCGCATCCACGCAGCTCCGCAACCTTATCTGGACGGATAAGGATTTGTGGGTCAGCTCGTATATCGGCTCGACGCTCGTTTTCAACATGGTGAAGACCGCCGAGGGCGCGGGGCTGATCGCGAAGCACGCCTGGGGCAAGCTGTCGGACACCGTCTATTGGATGGGCAAGAAGAATATCTGGGCCTATGACAACAGCGGCCCCAGGATCATCCCCTGCCCCGTATGGGACGCCATCTTTCAAGACATGGACCTCGCGAACGCCACGAAATGCCACGTCGGCGTCAACAAGGCGTTCAGCGAAATCTCGTTCTACTGGCCTTCGGCGTCCGGCGGCCTCGGATACTGCGACTCGATGGCTAAGTTCAACATCGAAGAGGGGACGTGGGACTTAAGTCTTCTTTCAAGAAACGTGTGGAAAGATGCAGATACGTTTGACTATCCGATTGCCGCAACTAATGACGGTTTTGTTTATTTTCAAGAAAATGGCTATAATGCTGATGGGAATGCACTAAACCCATATTTTGAAACAGGGTATTTTTACGTCGCTGATGGTGAACAGCAAGTTTTTGTCGATAGGGTCTATCCTGATTTCAAGTGGGGCGAGAGGAACGGAACGCAGAACGCGAATCTCCTCGTCTCGTTCAAGGCTATTTATGAGCAAGGGCAGACGACACCGGACGTTTACGGGCCGTATCTGGTGGACGAGAACACGAAATGGATTGAGCCGAGGTTTCGCGCAAGACAGGTCTCCATTCGCATCGAGAGCCAGGATGCGGGCTCTTTCTGGAGACTTGGCGCGGTGCGGTTCAGATGGAGCCCAGACGGTATAAGCGGTGGAAGAAACAGCATCTGAGCCCAAAAAGGGTTATAAATTATACCACTGTCCTGATTGCGGTTACCAGACACCGGCGTTGAAAGCAGGATGGGCGATGAATCCGACATGCCCAGACTGTAGCCGTAGCTTACGGTTTCTTACGTTTTGGGAAGATGAACTTAAATTAGCGCAGGGGTTGGTGAAACACCCTATAGAATTCGAGTAAGTTATGGCTGGAATGGAATCATACCCTCAAGGACGCCAAACTTCAGGCGGCGGTGATATCGACATGTTGGCGCAGGCGAACGGCCTGAACGCCAACCTTGGCAAGTTGATATCCGTCATGCAGACCCGGTTCGCCCTCTCGGCGTTCAGCGGGTCTTTCGTCATGCCCGCCGCTGCAACGGCCGTGATCGCCGACACCAATATCAAGGCGAGTTCGATCGTTATCTTCGTCCCGACGAACGGCACGGCGGCCCAGCTCCAGGGCTCGGCAAAACAGCTTTACGTCTCAGCGCGAACGGCAGGGACGAACTTCACGGCGGCGACCGGCGACGGGACAGCGGCGGCCGGCGGCCAGACTTTCAGCTATATCCTCTTGAACGTGGGGTAACGTCATGCCGTTGACGAAGGGCAAAAGCCAGAAGACGATCAGCAAAAATATTGCCGAAATGATCAACTCAGGCCATCCGAGGAACCAAAGTATCGCCGCCGCGCTCGATACGGCTCGCCGGTCGAACAAAGGGCGCGGCGGCCCGACCGTGAACCCACCCACCATCGCCCACGTCCCTTGGCGGGTCAAGAGCCAGCCGACCAACATCACCGGCCCCTTGATCGGGACGACGCCCGGCCGCGCCGACAAGCTGCCCATGTCCGTCCCCAACGGCTCGCATGTGCTGCCTGCCGACACGGTCGCAGCGCTCGGCGACGGCAATACGATGGCCGGTCACCACGTCTTGAGAAACATGTTCCCCCACTCCGCCGGATCGGCGAGCGGTAGTCAGTTCCCAGGGCAGTCGAATAAGATGGGCCACCCCATGGGGCGGCGCGGCGCCAAGTCAGGGTTCGCCAAGGGCGGCGCGTCTATCGAAGATTTGGGGCATGGCGGCCACCCGCCTCAGGTGGATGTCAACGTGTCCCATGGGGAGT